GTACTCCCTGACAAAACCGTTTCTGCAGAGGTTGGCAACGGAAGCAGGAATTCAGTTTGGTCCTGGTGCCGGCGATGTAACAAAGATGGATGAAAACACATGGAAGGCAAGCGCATTCGGGGCGATCCGGCTTCCTGATGGAAGTGTGAGAACCAGCAATAATTTCAAAGTGATTGATTTGGCCACAGAGGAAAAGAAGTATCGTCTGGCTTACGAAGAAAAGGCAGAAAGAGGGATTTTAGATTACAAAGCAGCTGCAGAGGCTTCCAAAAAGTATCCAGGGAAGTGGGTGGACACTGGACAGACAAATGACAAGGGATACCCTATCAAATTATATATGGTGGTTGAACAGGAAAGAGGGAAATATATCGAGAACAGCCTGCTTGATGCCATGACACAGTTACGGGCCAATGCTCCGCAGAAAGCTGCCACAGGAGCTATCCTGAGGGTTATCAGGGACCTTTTGGGCATTAAGGGTACTTACACTATTGATGAACTGAAAAAGCCCTTTGCAGTGGCAAGAACTTCCTTCTCACCGGATTATAACGATCCAATGATTAAGCAGATATTATTACAACAAGCGCTGCACAGTGTGGGAAATCTGTTTGGGAATACCATGCCAATTGTGCAAACGCTTTCCATTCCTCCGGTAGAGGATGAAATTCCTGCAGATGTGCAGGAAACAGGGCAGCCACAGAAGGAAACGACAACAGAATCACATCAGCCGACAGATCGGAAGCCGGCACAGCGGCAGCAGAGCCAGCCACAGCCACAAGGGGCAAGCCGGGTAATGACAGAAGCAGACCGCGCAGCGGATTTTTGCTGTGATAAGTGTGGCGTTGTTGTAACAAAAGAGGTGTGGAAATATTCCTGTGAAAATTTTGGGCGGCCACTTTGCTATAAGTGCCAGCGTATTGTTAAGAGTGAACAGAGAGGGGGACAGAGATAATGAAGATTATTCATTCAGGAGATTGGCATATTGGCAATTTTAAAGGGCCAGAAAGGGAGGGAGTTAATCTCCGCTCCCTGGACACAAGACGATGCCTTGAATTTATGGCGGAACGTGCGGAGCAGGAGCGCCCGGAGCTGGTGCTGGTGCCGGGGGACATTTTTCACACCGGGAAAACATGGAGCGACCGCTGCTGTGATGAAGTGATAACAGCGATTGAAATTATTACCCGTCTGGCCGCTGTTTCCGGTCATGTGGTTATCATGAAAGGTACTCCAAACCATGACGGGGAGGGCCAGTTTAAAGTTCTGGAAGCTCATTTTTCCAGCTTCTATAATGTCCATATTGTTATCAATCCGGAAGTGATTCAGACAGAATACGCGGATATTGCCGTTCTTCCGGGATTTGACAGAGGCGTGTATCGGGCGAAGTTTCCCGGATTGGGAAAAGAGGAAGAAAATGAAGTGTTTTCTCAGGAACTTGGCAAAATTGTGATGGGACTCCGGGCGCACTGCCGGGGGGATCGTCCAGCGGTTTTAATGGCGCATTATACGGTGCCAGGGTGTAACACGGAGAGCGGCCAGTCACAGCTTCTTACTCAGTTTGAGCCAATTATACCGCCGGAGGCTTTATCCGCTTCTCATTATGATTTGGTGACTTTAGGGCATATACATCGTCCGCAGTTAGTGTCTGGATTTGACAATGTATATTATTCCGGTTCTATCAATGCCAATAATTTCAATGACGAGGGGCAGGAACGGGGCTTTTGGATTCATCATGCCGAACGGAGGGCATTTGGCCATGAGGGTATGGTTTTTAGTGATTCTGAATTTGTAAAGACTCCATATCGTGAATTTATCACATTTCAATTTACTGACACTGACATTACGGCAATTATTTACGGGCATGTGGATGAGGTGGCCATGAACTACTGGCGCTGGAATGGTGCCGTGGCAAATAAGATTGTCCGGGTATTATATGAATGCTCTGCTGAGAAGCAAAAGGCTTTCAATGCTGCCCTGCTGGAAAAAGCATTGTATGAAGACGGGGCTTTCTGGGTGTCCGGTATTGCGCCGGAAAGAATAGAGGCATCTGCAGATCGAACCGATTTGTCACAGGAAACAGATCCGGAAGCAAATTTGAAAGCATATCTGGAAGAAAAGGGGATGGATCGGGAGGATATTGAGCGGCTGATACTGAAAGCGCGGCCGATTATCGCTGAAGCAATGGCGGCAGAAACCGGAGCAGCTTTCTCCGGGATGTTTGTACCCATTGAAATCGAAGTAAAAAACTACCGGGCATATGCTGAAGAAAAATTCTCTTTTGAGGATATTCAATTCTGTACCATAAACGGTCAGAACGGAGCCGGAAAGTCTTCCCTCTTTATGGATGCAATTATTGATTGTATTTATGAGGAACCCAGGGAAGGAAAAAGCACATCGGTAAAGGTTCCGTGGTTGAGAAATGATGAAGGGGTGCGCTCCGGGTACATCTCATTCACTTTTTCCATCGGTGATAAGGTGTACCGCATAACCAGAACAAGGGCCAAATCCGGGAAAGGGACTTTGAACCTTGCGGAGCTGGTGGCCGGAGAATGGGAAGATCGTTCACAGGAAAAGTTTAATGATACACAGGCAGACATTGAGCGGCTGATCGGTGTTGACAGCATGACTTTTAAGAGCTGCGCCCTTATTATGCAGGATCAGTATGGATTGTTTCTGCAGGCCAAAAAAGAGGAACGCATGGTAATTCTGTCAAATCTTTTGGGGCTGGGTATCTATGGCAGTATGGAAGAAAAAGCAAAGGACCAGGCGGCGGATTATAATCGGCGGATCGCCGGGAAGAAGCAGACTATTAAAGTCCAGTCAGATAATATTCTTGCCTTTGGAAAGCCGGATGAAGAACTGGCAGAGGCCAGGGAAGACCTGCGAGGGGTAGAGGGTTCAGTCCAGATTAAGAAGCTGGAGCTGCAAAACGCGAACCTTCACCTGGGAACCACAAGGGCAGCGGAGGAACGTTATCATGCCATTATGGTGGATATTTCCTCTTTGGAAAATAAAAAACGGATTGCAGAGAGCGGAAAAACAGCTGAGGACGCTACAGTACAGGCATGTGATGTGAGTTTGGCGGAAGAAAGTGTGATTCTGGAAAATGCCAGGAAATACCGTTCGCTGGTGGAACAGGAAAAGGGGTTGATTGAGGGAACCGCTGTTTATGAAGCCAGATCAGCGGAACTTGACAGGATAAATGGGCAAATATCCGAAGTGGAAAAGGTAATTGCGGATTATCGGCAGACGCTTACAGAGTACCAAAGCCGTTTGAAGTCCATTGAATCCCAGGAAGACCAGGAAGAAATCAAAAGCAAAGCGGCAGAATACCAGGAAAAGAAAAAGCTGCTTGATTCCATGTATGCCCTTTCCCGAAAGGCTGCAGATCTGCAGGATAAAAGGAGCCGCTGCGCGTGGGCACTTGATAGTAAAAAGGCATATTTTAACGAACAGGAGAGAGCGCTTCTGGCAGAAAAGAATTCTCTGAATAAGCGCATGGAGCTGCTGGATAATTCCGGATGTGTTGATATGGAAAAAGCCTCATGCAGATTTCTGGCGGATGCTCTACAAGCAAAGGCAGAGCTTGCGTTATATCCGGAAAAGTTGAAAATTCTGGCGGAAGAACGTACTAAAGCCCTGGAATCTCTTGAGAAAGATGTTGAAGCGGCAGAGGCTGAGATCCGGGAATTGGATTTTTCGGAAGAAAAGCTGGATGCGCTGCGGGGAGAGTGCGGTTCTCTGGAAATTTACACGGAAAAGCTGAGAGAACTGGAACGCCAGGAAAGCCAGATTGCCTTAATTAAGGCTCGGATTGAAGGGATACAACTTAATATAGGCAACACCGAAAAAAACCTTTCAGAATTGAAATCCAGGGCTTTGGAGGCAGAATCAGAGAGAGGGAAGTATGCAGAAAGTTATCTGGAGCATGAAAAGATACGGAACCAGATGGAAGGACTGAAAATCTGGCTTCAGAAAGAAAATGAAATTCCGGTTATTCGTGAGAGGCGTACCAATGCGGAGCGGAGAGCAAAGGAGCTGTCGGAGGAAATTCAGTTGCTTGAAGCGGAACTTACAGGAAAACGGGAACAGGCCGGCAAGGAAAAGGAGGCTGCTGTCGGGGTTGTGGAAGCAGAGCGGCAGGTAAAGGATATTCAGACAGAGATTGACAGTCTTGATAGGAAGGCCAAAGAAATTCAGGTGAAAATCGGTGGTTTTGAACAGAGGATCCGTGAAATTCAGAGAATGCGGCAGGGAATAGCTGCTATTCAGGAGGAAATCGCGGATATGGCCGAGGATGCGGCAGATTATGACGCTTTGAAACTTTCCTTCAGCCAGGACGGAATCCCCCATCAGATTATCCGGACAATTCTTCCGAAGCTGTCAAACACGGCCAATAATATCCTGGGACAGATGACCGGCGGACAGCTTGGTGTGGACTTTGTAACAGAGAAGATATTAAAAAGCAACAGCAAAAAAGAAGTGGTTACTCTGGATATTTTCATTGAGGAATACGGAAAGAGCAGCCTACCCTACCTGTCAAAGTCCGGCGGCGAGAAAGTGAAGTCTTCCCTCTCGGTTATACTTGCCTTGGCGGAAATTAAAGCTACAACCGCAGGTGTCCAGTTTGGCATGTTGTTCATTGATGAACCGCCGTTTTTGGATGCGGATGGCATTCAGGCATATTGTGACGCTCTGGAAACGATTCAGGAACGGTATGGGAATATTAAAATCATGGCAATTACCCATGATCCGACTATGAAGGCTCGATTCCTGCAGAACCTTGACGTGGTGAAGACGGAACATGGGAGCAAGGTAATTTATTAAGGGATAACCGGAGGGTTATCCCCCTCCGGGCAGGAGGTAATTGTATTGGCAGAAAAAAGATATTACTGGATTCAGCTCAAAGAAGGATTTTTCAAGCAGAAAGAAATCAAAAAGCTAAGAAAAATTGCGGGAGGTGATACATATACCGTCATTTACCTTAAAATGCTTCTGGCTGCGGTAAAGCAGGGCAATAAACTGTTTTTTGAAGGAGTGGAAGATACCTTCCCGGAAGAACTGGCATTAGAACTTGATGAAGATCCGGAAAATGTGAAAGTAACATTATCATTTTTGGAGCGCCAGGGTTTAATTCGGGTGATGGGAGAAGATGAATTTTTGCTTCTTCAGTGCGATGAAATGGTTGGCTCTGAGAGCGAATCTGCGGCCAGAGTAAGACGGTATAGAGAGAAAAAAGCGTTACAAAGTAACACAGATGTAACGCCGCTGTTACAAAGTGGTAACACAGATATAGATATAGATAAAGATATAGAGAAAGACACAGAGAAAGAGAAAGAAAAAGATATTTGCCCGGAGCTAAACTCCGGACCGGAGGAACCACCCATCATAACGCTCCCTCTGAATACAGGCGCAGAACACTTGATTTTTCAGCGTGATATTGATGCATTTGCTGAACTGTATCCAGCGGTAGATATACTGCAAGCAATGAGGGGTATGAAAGGGTGGCTCATGACGAATCCGACAAAGCGGAAAACCAAGCGAGGCATTGGCAGATTTATAAACTCCTGGCTGGCGAGAGAGCAGGACAAGGGAGGAAAAAGGGCTGTCGGTAACAATGCCCGGAACATGACAACAGAACAATATGCGGAATCAATCAGGGGGTGGAATGAGTGACTGATCAGGAGTTTGAAACAGTTGCGTTGGCATTAAAAGCAGCCTATCCCAATTCCAACGTTCTGCCCGATAAGTATGCCATGAAAGTCTGGTACCGGATGCTGGGGGATCTGGAATCCGCCGTGGTAGAAAATGCGGTTTGGGAACATATAGGCACATCCCCGTTTCCTCCCAGTATTGCAGAAATTCGGGAAAAGTGTACGGCCAGACTATCTCCGATGGTGACTGACTGGGGGGAGGCATGGGAAGAAGTGCAGAGGGCTATCCGGAAGTATGGCCGCTACCGGGAGGAAGAAGCGCTGGCCTCAATGACTCGAATGACGGAGGTTGCTGTTCGCCGGATGGGGTTTCAGAATTTGTGCAGCAGCGATAATCCGGTGGCAGACCGGGCGCATTTTCAGCGAATGTATGAAGGAATGGTGAAAGAAGAAAAGAGGCAGACACAGATTCCGGAATTTGTGCGAAATGAAAGAACCCGGATGATTGAAAGCCATACACCGCCTGTCCGCCAAATTGAGAGCAAAGAAAATCAGGCGCCCGAAAGCGTGGTAAGAGCAGCCCCGGAACATATCAACAAACTTTTGGAGGAACTCTATCAGTCAATGGGAACCGGAAGGAGGGCATAGAAAAGCATTTATTCAGGAGGACATATGGGAGATATAGGGATTTACTTGATTAAAAATAAAAGCAATGGCAAAAGTTACATTGGCAAGAGTATGGAACTGCAAAAGAGAATTGAAGCCCATAAATATAAATTCCAGGCGGGGAAAGAAATTGAGGATATGCAGAAAGATTATGATTCTGGAAACAAATTCTCTTTTGATATTTTGTTTGATATTGATTCTAAGGATTTTAACATGAAATCGTTAAAAGTCAGGCAGGAAGTATCCAAAATCATAGACTTGCTGGAAGCGTGGTATATCATTCGTTTTGGAACCGCATTTACAGGATATAACACTGAAATTGGGAGTTTCAACGATAAAGAGAAGGCATTTCAACAGTGTATAAGCCCGGATATGGCACAGAAGCTCTTGCAACATATTGAGCCAATAGAACTGGGAGAAACAGGGAGATTTTTTCTGGATATGGTTTGTAATGGTTTGAAGTTGCTGAATATCACTCCAGAATGGTTGTACTTAAAATTAAAAAGCGGAGAACTTTAATTCTCCGCCTTTTCAGGATTGGGGTTGGGGATATGCTCAAATACATCACACACATCACAATTAAGAACTTCACAGATAGAATCCAATGCTTCTACTGGAATCTGCTTGATTTTATTATTCACAATGTTGGTGATTGTTTGAGGTCTAACCCCGGTAAGCTCTGCAAGTTGCTTTTGGTTCATGTCATGCATGGCAAGTAAAACCTTTAATTTTGACTTGAGCATGGAGCACCTCCCTTCCGTTATATTATAACGTGTAAAAGAATTTAGTCAAGCAATAAAAGAAAAAAATCTCTCTATTCGTTATTTTTGTGTTGACGAATAGCGTTATTTGTGATATGTTGAGGGAGAAAAGAAAACGCAACACGTTATTTTGTGACGGATGGAGGAATTGCAATGAAAAATAATATTATTCAGTTCACAGGGGTGGAGGAAAGAAAAAAGCAGATTACCGAAATGGTGTTGCAAGGGGTTCCAGAAGACCGGAAAGAGGCTTACTGGGAAAATGCATTTACCAGGATGTTGCTGAAATTCGATTATCTGAATGCAGATAGTCAAAATAAACTGTTTGATTATCTTATGACACAGGCAAGGGAGAACGGAGGTTTAAGAAAGAGGAATTTTGTTTTGGAGTTATTGGAAACACTTAGCGGAAAAGAAGCCTGGGAAAAAGTAGAGAATATGGCTGATAAATTTTTAAGCCAGGAGATACGGGCATGAAAAGGCATGCAAAAAGAAGCTTTCAGGGGAGCAAAGGGGAATTTGTAAAAATCATCCGGGAGTTATGTTATTCCCGCCAGCCATGGGAGGTTTGGTCTGATGTAATTACGGTTATGGCCTGCTCGATAGCAAATGCCGTGGATAAGTCACCGAAGCGGCATGAGAACCGCGAAAAGGAATATGCAGAGTGCATAAAGCGCCTGGGCGGTGTGGAAAAGCCTGCACAATTATTCGCCATTCTGGTGGAAGAGTTAGAGGCAAAACCCGATCAGGACTTCCTCGGTGAGTTGTACATGACTTTAGAGCTGGGAAACCATTGGAAAGGGCAGTTTTTTACGCCGTACAATATTTGCCAGCTTATGTCTGAAATGACAATGGGGGATTGCCAGAAAGCGATTGAGAAAGATGGTTGGATTTCTATATGCGATCCATGTATAGGCGGCGGGGCCATGATGATAGCGGCAGTCCATACGCTGCGGCACCAGAATGTATATTATCACAATCATGTGCTTTTTGTTGGTCAGGATATTGATCGGGTGGTTGGCATGATGGCTTATATACAGCTTTCTCTTTTGGGGTGTCCCGGATATATCGTCATTGCAAACACAATGACAAATCCGATAGTGGGATCGCCGCTTATGCCCATAGAGAAAGAGGGGCAGGAGTTTTGGTATACACCACTTTATTTTAGCGAAGTATGGCATTTCAGAAGGGCGTTCAGCCTTTTGAAAAATATCAGTGGAACCGGAACCACTCAAAAAACAGTGGAAAAAGAGCGTTATTTTATGTTTTTCGATTTCAAAGAACAGGAGGTTGAATATGGGAATCAGCGGAATTGAAAACAGCAGCTTGTCAGAAGAAAGCAAGAAAGCCCTGCAGTCCGAAACCTGGCAGAAAGCTAGGGAAGGAATTAAGGCAAGAAGGGAGATTAAACATTTCTCGGAAGAAGCTGAGGCTGGCAATGAATATGGGCCGGAATGGGGCGCAGTTGTCAAGGAGTATTTCAAAATAGGGTACAAAGCGGCTGACAAGGGATGCGATCTGGAAGTAGGCGGTGTTATATACAAAGTGCTTCGGCGGGATAAGGTTACGGCATTTTATGATTCGGATGGGGATACGCTTTTTGATGTGACAAATGAGCGATTGACAAAGGAATATGAATCTCTGGAAAAGGGCAGTAATCTTTCCGGAGAGGAAAAATTGACTTACGAAGAACAGGAGGAATCTCCTGAAAATAAACCATCAATACCAGAAGAAGACGGGGAGCCGGAGGGAAACAAAGGTGCAACTGGGGAAGCGGAGCATACGCATTCAGCACCAGCGGAGATTTCTGAAAATGCTGCGGCTGTAAAAGAAAGAGCGATAAAAAAGCTCAAAGATGAATTGAAAAATGCCAAGGATAAGTCATTTGCGGATCCGATTATTAAATATCTTATGGGCCGGTGTGAAGATGATAAAGGTTTATCGGAGGATATTCTGCAGAAGCATAAAACTTGGGAGAAATGTTTGAGTTATGTATATTCTCTTGCCAGGAAGCAGGCAAATGGAAATTGTGCGGCTGTCCGTGACGAAGTGGTTTATGAATGGGCTGAAGATTATTACCATAAAGACGATAAGGCGGAAGAAGCGGAAAAGGCTAAAAAAGCAGAAGAAGCAAAGAAGAAAGCGGCGGAACGGGCTGCAAAATCAAAGGCCAGTACCGGCAAGCCTAAATCTGAAAATAAGGCAGCACAGGAAAAGGGAAAATCTCCTGCTCCTGCAGAAAATGCGGAGGAAAAACGAACCCGAAGAAACAATAAAGATTTGGAAGGCCAGATGGATATGTTTTCCATGATGGGTATGTAAGGGGGCGGCTCGTATGGAAAAACGGAAATTATCTGCAATCGCAAGGGAAAAAGCCAGTGAAGATATGATAGAGATTGCCGGACGGCTGAAAGGAATGCGCCATATTGTAACGGCGCAAATGGTTGAGGATAACAGAATACTAATTCTGACTTTTTATAAAATTTCAGACATTGCAAAGGGGAAGGAGGGAGCAGCTTTCAGAACATTTCTCTCTCACGAAGATTATATAACTCAGGATTTGAGAGTGGAAAAAGTCAAGTGGCTTACGGCATCCTTTTCCATGATGAACGAATTTAATGTATATGAATCAACGTGGGATAAGGAAAAAAATTGCTTTGTACGAAAGGAGCTTATTTTTATTCGTTCCAATGAGGAACAGGAGCTTATCTCAACATTTTTTAAAGAATACACAAGGCAGGAAGATGGAACAGTTCCGTGGGATGCGGTTCATAGATTCCAGGAAAAAGTAAAAGCCATAAGACTGGCTGCAAAGCATAAAAAAGAAACAGATTTAATTGATGCGGTAATGGATCCGGTCAAACAGGAGCCAGAAGAATTCCGGTCATGGGCTTTTGATTCTGCTATGAGTTTTAGCAGATACCTTATTTACCAGGAGATTGAAAAAGGGGTTGCTCAATGCGAATGTACACATTGCGGTAAAATCGGTCGGGTAAACAGGAAAGATATTCGTTTGAGGAATAATGAAAAAGGAATATGCCCTTTCTGTGGAAGCAAGGTCACCATAAAAGCCAAAGGAAAACTCCCTTACCGCATTACGGATGAAAGATGGGTTGCATATGTAGATCCTACAAAAGAAGGATTTATCTGGCGGTATTTTCATGTTTATCGTGAGATTCATAAATATCCAGAACAGACGATTAGACATAAGCGTGTTTCCCAGGGGATAAAGGAATATGCCAGACAGTTTTACTCCTTTCCGGATGGAAAGCCAAAGTGCGATCCGTATGAGTACGCAGTATTTAAGCAGTCTGGAAAAACGCGCTGGTGCCATGATGAAGGTAAAATTGCCTGTGCAGAATGTATTTTATATCCGGGGAATTTACCACAGGCATGGGAGCATACCCCTATGAAATATTCCGCCCTGGAAACGCTTTCTAAAAATATGCCGACCATATCACTTGTATATGAGCGCGGCATCCAGCGTTTCCTGGAGTTCCCGGAATTAGAATGGATCTGCAAGATGGGGCTTAACCAGCTGGCAAAGGGAATCATCAACGCTACATATCATGGAGCTACCGGAAAAATCAATATGAAAGGTGGAACGATTTATAAAATTTTAGGTCTGAATAAGGTGAATACTAAAATTTTGCAGTCCATTGATGGCAACTATGATGAATTACGCTTGCTTCAGGTGGCCCAAACAATAGGCTTACAATTAAAACCGGATCAGCTGAGGGAATACTATGAAACCTTTGAGTGCAATACAGACCTGTTGAAACAGGCAAATCGAAAAGTGTCACTTCACAAATTGGTGAAATATATCGGAAAAGAAAGTGAACGGTATCCGTTGGGAGATAGCTTTGGATGTGGCAATTATGCGTGTATGAGATACCGGGAACGTGAAGATCCCCGTGTTGAAAGAAAGCGCAACATGGCAAGGGATTGGCTGGAATATCTCGATTGGTGCAAAGCATTGAAATATGATTTAGATAACTTGTTTATCTATATGCCCACCAATTTCAAAAAGGTTCATGACAGAACGGCAAAAGAATATCAGGCATTGCAGAATAAGAGAGCAGCCGCAGAAAGAAAAAGACAGGAAACCCTTGCTAGGAAGCGGATGGAGCAAACACAAAAGGCCATAGAGGAAATCTTTAAAAAGAATGAGGGGACAGATGCTTTTTCTATTAAAGGGAAAGGATTGATTCTGATGGTTCCTAAAAACGGAGATGAAATTAAAGCAGAGGGGGAAGCCTTGCACCATTGTGTAGGCGGATATGTGAGCCGGGTGGCAAGCGGGGAAACCAATATTTTTTTCGTCAGAAAGGCAGAAGCTCCGGGGGAATCATATTTTACATTAGAGTATAGGGACAATAGGGTTATTCAGTGCAGAGGGCTTCATAATTGTGATATGCCGCCGGACGTAAAAGCTTTTGTGAAAGTTTTTGAAAAGAAGATGCAGGATTCTGTTCAGGGGCACAGTAAAGTCAGGAAACATAGAAAGGCAGGGTAATTTTATATGGCAAGGCAAATGATTAGAAGCATAAGAAAAGGATCTGTACAATGGAATGAAGACGACCGCCTGCAGATAGCGGCACTTCTTTTAAAGTGCGGATACGCTGCCAAAATCACACACAGGGTAGTTCCTGAACAGGCCGGCAGGAATAACGCACAGAAAGAATATGTAATTGAATATTGGGAGGAAGCCACAGATGGTTAAAAAGAGAAAGGCAAGAAAGCCAATAGCAAGGAAAATCACTTATTTGAAATATGGATTTGTTATAACAGAACATGAGAACCATCATTGTCCCAGATGCAATCATGTATTAAATGCTGGTCCGCTCTATCAGCCACGATATTGCGATCAGTGCGGACAGAAACTCACTTTTGCTGGAATTGAGTGGAAGGAAGATAGGGAATTGGGTTTTGCGAGGGAGGGCTGCTTATGAATCGGTCCGGAATTGAATGGTGTGATCACACATGGAATCCTATAACAGGATGCCTGCATGGGTGCCCATATTGCTATGCCAGGAAAATGTCAGTGAGATTCTCGGGGGACATTAAGCGGAATAAAGCGGCAGTCAATGACTATCGGCTCCAGCAGACGCCAGATGGGAAGAACCTGTATATTTTGGATCAGGCTATGCTGTCTGAAACAGGGAATTCTTTGGTCTATCCTTTTGGCTTTGAACCAACGCTTCATCGGTACCGCTTTAATACTTTAGAGAAACTGAAAATGGGAAATAACATTTTTGTTGGAGCTATGGCGGATATATTCGGAGAGTGGGTACCAGATGAATGGATCAGTGAGATTTTTGGTATTTGTCAGAAATATCCCATACATAATTATCTGTTTTTAACAAAAAACCCAAAAAGATATTGGGAACTTGAGGACAAAGGGATGCTTCCGGCTGCAAGGAATATGTGGTATGGATTTTCGTACACCAACAATGATAGCGAAGGTTGGGCCAGCAAATACGGCGATAAAAATAATTTTGTGAGTGTTGAGCCCTTACTTGAGGACTTGCGACTATTTGATGAACACATCCTTTGTCCAGCGGGCAAGTGGGTAATTATAGGGGCAGAAACCGGAAGAAATAAGACAAAGATAATTCCAAAGAATGAATGGATAGATAAAATATTGAAACATTGCGATAAGTTTCAAATACCTGTATTCATGAAGGACAGCTTAATTCCAATAGTTGGAGAAAAAAATATGCGTAGAGAATTCCCTCCACAGCTCCAAGCCAAAGCGGTAAGTCCCAAAATGAAAAAGAAACTGTATGATACCTGCTGTGTTTGCAAAACTTTTGGAAAGAAAAGTGAGATGGCAGCTTTATCCGTAAGAACACAGCGGGGAGAACAGCCCAAACAGTTTGCTTTTATGTGCTGGAACTGTTTTCTGGAAATGTGTCGGAGATATGAAATACAGATGCCAGAATTGGCGGCATTTAAGGAGGAAGCAGCATGCTCTGGAGAAACAGAGAAGGATACATAGATACAACGGCAGCTCTGGCAGTACAGAGAGCCGCCAGACAGGAAAGGAAGGTAAGGAGAATGAAAAAAAGAAATTGCCGCAGAACTCAGGATGAAAGTCAGATTCATGAGAAAGCGGTCAAAATGCGCAAAATGACGGATGAGCAGTTGGTTCATTATGTGGAGGATCGGGTTGAGAAAGCAAGGAGCGAAGGGCGAAATGCAGCTAAAAAGGGCGGAAGCCTGAAAAAATTTTTGGAATCGCTGGCAACTCCAGGTGTTATCCCCGGAGTTGGCCCGGCCACTGTGGATAAGGTCAGAAAGTATGCGGAGGAAGGTGGATTCTTTGAATGATATAAACAGACAGATTTCAGGAAAGCGTTCCAATGTGGCAGGGGCTATGTTTGAAAATATGTTGAGTGCTTCATGTAGTTACTATCGTGAAAAGAATGTGGCGATTATCGAAAAAACACCAGAGCCAATGCGTCCTTTGCAACCCTATGGAGATCGAAAGCTAGGGAGGTATATAGCCTGTTTCGTAAAACAGGCACAACCGGATTACAAAGGGGTGCTGTGTGACGGCAAAGCAATTATTTTTGAAGCGAAGCATACGGACAAAGACAGGATACAAGAATCGGTTATTACAGAAACGCAGCGCCAGAATTTGAATGATTTTCAGAGGATGGGAGCCAGATGCTTTGTTATGGTTTCAATGGGGTTCCGGGACTTCTTCCGGGTTCCTTGGAATGTGTTCTGTGATATGAAAAGCCGGTATGGAAGGAAATATATGCAGATAGAGGATCTGGAGCCTTTTAAGTTAAAACAGTATCGGGGTATATTATTGATTTTGGAAGGAGTGGAAGTGGATGCAGATTGAAAAGTCAGAGCTTGCGAGGAAGATTGATAAATTAAAAAGCGTTGTGCCAAAAAGCAGCAATATAGCCGCTTTGCAGGGGATTTGCGTATGCGGGGATAAAATGATTGCCGGCAATGGTGAAATGACAGTCAAGGCCAAAATAGGAGCTTTGGAGGGGGAATCCTTTATTATCCCGGCGAAGGCTTTTGATCTGATAAAGAATTTGCCGGAAGGCGAGATCAGCATTACAGAAAATCAGAAAAATGTCATTACTATAAAAACGGGAAAAATCAAAAATTCATACCAGAGTTTTCCGGCAGAATCCTATCCCTACTCTGCAGAGCATACGCCCGAAGGCGGAGGGAAAGCCCAGATCCCAGCAACAGAACTGAAAGGGGCAATGGCTCATGTGCTGTATGCAATTCCGCAGAAAAGCACAAACACAACAATGACAGCGTTATACCTAGAAGCTAAAGAAGGAAAATTGAACTATGTCGGGTTGGATGGGCATGTGCTTGCCTGGGATCAGCAGGAATTTGAAGGAGATTTTTCAATGCTCTTACCGCGCAGCGCTGTAGAGAAATTACTTGCGTTGGAAATGGGAGAAGATGTGTCCATTGAGTATGATAAATCCTGTGCCATTTTCCGGTCAGATGAATATGAGGTATATACGAGGCTGGTAGAGGGCAAGTATTATCCATATGCCAATATGTTCAATTCGTTTTCAACGGAAACCAGAGTGAAGCGGCGGGAATTGTTGGATGCCATTACAAGAGCAAAATTGTGTACAGATGAAAAGACGCCTACTAAATTTGAAATTGAAAAAGATTCTCTGAAATTGAGTATCAAGGACAGCACTGCTGATTACTCGGAAATCGTACAGTTGTATGATGAAATGGAAAAGCTGGTGATTGGGTTTAATTCCAGTCTGGTGTTAGAAACGCTGAAAGCATTTGATGCAGATGATATTGTTTTAAGATTCGGAGGCAGCAGTGTTCCGATGATTGTAAAAGCGGGAAATATGCAGGCAGTAGTCCTTCCGGTTAAATTAAGAGGGGTGTAAATGAAAAGAGATAGAGAGAAAGAAATCCGGTTACAGTTAGAGGTTTGTAGGAGAATGGGAGAAAAAGAAGAATGAGACTGATTGATATTGATAAGATTGAGATAAATGAGAAATGTATATTCTCTGGAAAGGGAATAAAGGATTTTTTGGATGCCATACCTACCGCTTATGACGTGGATAAGGTTGTGGAACGGCTGGAAGAATTGAAACGCTGCGAAGAATCAAGAGCAGTAAAATATGACGAAGCTGGAAAATATGATTTGATGTACATATGTGACGAACTAGTAAGGGCATACAAAGACATTATCAGAATTGTAAAACTTGGCGGCATTAAACAACAGTAAATCAGTTGCCGATCAAAGGGAATGCACAAATTTTGTTATGTCTGATTATGGAGCCAAGAGAAACGGGAAAAGGATAAGGCTGGTAAAGAAGTAGGAGGTGCCTATGGGAATGTATCATAAAAACAGATTTGTTGGACCAGGGTATAAACGGCACATCAAGAGATGCACTTCTCGGGGAATGAGAAGATCAGCAAAGAAAAGCTGCAGAGAGGAATTTATGGATAAGATCACTCTGACAAGAAAAAGCCACAATCTGTACGGAATGGATGCATGGAAATTTAGTTGAGAAATAAATGAAGGGAGAGGGAAGATATAAATAGAGATATAAAGACATGCGGAGAATGTGATAATTTTGGATTTTATAAGGAAATGGATTTTGGAGAGTGGGAAGAAGATCCGGAAAATCCCAAAAGGTATACAAGAAAATTTTTGGGATTCAAAAAGCACAGGGGAGCAGACTGCAGGCATGAAAAGAGAAAAAATGTTCGTATTTATGACAATAGCAGAGCTTGCAAATATTTTAAAGAAAGAACCTGGGAACGGGCCGAGAGCTGCAAAGACTGTGATTTAAAGCATGGAGGCAATGAGAGTCACGTTTTGTGTTCTGGTTATCCATTTACAAATAAAACAGGTTATTCTCCTTGTGACAATGGAAGAACAGAAATAGGCAAACAGTTATCGCTATTATAGGAGGCATATATGTGGATTTTAACTCAAAATGGAAAGCGTATTTTAAGCACTGAAGGATTGGATGAAATTGCTGTCGCTGATCCGGCCGAAGGGAAAACGGACTTTGCCGTAATGCTTCGGCGCCGGACTGATGGTAAACCCTTTGCCCTGGGATTCTATGCAAAGAAGGAGAGGGCGGCAGATGTATTGAAGGAAATTTTCGAGGTTCAGTCAGAATTTTATCCGTTAAAAAACGTGGATGAAGCTGGCGTAAAGTTGACAAATATCATTGTTCCGCCGAAGGTGTATGAAATGCCGCCGGATAAGGATCTGGCATTTGCCCGTGAAATTGCCATTGAAAAGGGGTGCAGTGTATGACAGTAAAGATTGAACCAAGGAAAGCTGGAGAGAAGGGAGGAATTGCCTGCCTTCCACTGGTTAGAAACGTGCCAGTACCAAAATCAAAGGATTGGAAAAGAACCAGATGCTGCGTTTGTGGGGAAGAATGTTGGGAATCCGATCTGGCACGTCAGGTGATTGCTATGGGGAGTGGTGCGGCCTGTACCCTATGTGCTCTGGCAGCAGGGATGAATAAGAGGTAGGGAAATGGTATGTCAGAGTTGCGGAAGAAAGCTAAAGGATACCACAAGCCTGGAACGGGGATATGGACCTGTTTGCTGGGAACGGCTTCATGGCAGGAGCCATAAGAGCCGTTGCGGTTCCCAGGTGGGATGTAAGAAGTCAAAATCTCCACAAGTAGAAGAAAATATAAATATACCTGGACAAATGAGTATTGAAGATTATCCAGAGTTTATGCTGTAAGGAGGAATGAATTTGAGAACATGTCCAAAATGTGGGAAGAATTATGACGAGGCTCCCGGAAAATCCAGGGCAGACGGTTCAGAAATCTGCAGATCATGCAGTGAAAAAGAGGCCGTGGAAGCTGCTGTATCCGCAGGTGCAATAACCACGAGGCAAGCAGCGGCCATACTGGAAACATTACAGGGCTGTCAATAAGAAAGAGGAGCGCTTTCGCAAACTCCCCTCACTAACAGACAGATATATTATACCTTATTTCGGTAGATATATCAAATAAAAAAATGGTGGAGGGCGAAGGCATGAGCGAGCAGAAAACAGATGTAAAAAAGATTATAGCACTAAAAAAGGCTGGCTGGAAAACAGAGAGAATTGCGGCAGAAATGAAAATGGAGCCTGGTGATGTTGATAAAGCAATATATGAATTTGTGAATGGAGGGGAAAAAGATACAGAGAAAAAGCCGGAATCAAAGGAACAGAAAAGTGTAATGATTTCTTTAAGCAGGGAAGAACTGGCCGCTATCGCAAAAGAGGCAGCAGAGATAGGGGCCAGGACAGCCCTGGAAACAATGGAGCAGGAAAAAAAGAAAATGCACAGCAAGGCGGCAGATCGGCGGCTCCATAATACAAAGCTGCTTTTGAGAAATTATCGGATGTTGAAAGATAACTCCGAAAATTCAATTTTTGGCCGGAGCCAGATGGAAGAGTCCGCCGCCGACATACTCTGCAGCATGATGAATCTTTACGATGATGAGGTGATAGTGGATGCGATAAAGAGGTCTGCAACCAGAACCGCCATTATGGTGTCGCATATTGATACTATGATGGGAATATACCGGGCATATTGCGAGAAATCATCCAATATTCTGGACATAAGAAGATATGAGGTTGTTTATGATATGTATATCGCAGAGGAAAGTTTGACGGTAAAGGATATTGCAAAAAAGAAAAGCATGAGCAAAGAAAATGTCTATTCTGACTTGAAAATTGCCACAGAAAGGCTATCTGCACTTATTTTTGGGGTGGATGGATTGTCAGTACGTTAGAACCGCTAGTTACAAAAAATTTACATTGACTATGCAAAGGGAAATGTGCTAGACTGTATCCGTAAAATTTTAATCATGCGTTGGAGAGCTGTGAGGTGTAGAGCCGGCAGCTCTTTTTTCATGCCAAAATTCCCGGAAAGGAGATGGACCGGACAGGGAGAGGCAGAACTCCTTCAAACAATCAAGAAGGAGGTTTCTATGAAAGGAATATGTATTCTACTGGCTTACGCGGCAGTCATGCTTCTGGCAACTGTCACATTGACCCGAAAGGAAAAAGGTGTTGAGGGATTTTGCGTTGGTGATCGTAATGCAGGGTGGCTATTATCCTCACTTAGCATAGCGGCAACATGGGTATGGGCGCCGGCACTGTTTACATCAACAGAGAACGCATATATGAAAGGCTTTGCAGGGCTTTTCTGGTTTCTGGTTCCAAACGTGTTATGCCTGGTTATTTTTATCCCGTTTGCAAAGCAGATCCGGAGGGAAATGCCATTCGGCATTACATTATCCGGATATATGGCTGAAAAATATCAGTCTGTTGGAGTGAAAAGAGTTTATCTGTTTCAGCTGATTGGTTTGTCAGTTTTGTCTACCGGGGTTCAGCTGCTTGCGGGGAGTAAAATTCTTAGCTCTGTGACAGGTCTTCCGTTTTGGGCTGTTACTGTTATTTTGGCGGTGATAGGATATTCTTACTCACAATTTTCGGGAATCAGGGCGTCAATTATGACAGATGCTATACAGATTATTTTCATGTTGGCTGTTTGCGCTGCCTTTGTTTTCAGTGGTATCCGGCAGACAGGAGGCGATTCCCTGCTCCGGGGATTGGCTGGATATGATGGAACGTATGGCTCTATCATTTCTCCGGCCGGACTGGATGTGTTTTTAGGATTTGGTCTGCCCACCGCAATAGGGCTTATATCTGGACCATTTGGGGATCAGAGCTTTTGGCAACGGGTATTTTCGATAAAGGAAAGGTATATCGGCAGGGCTTTTCTGATTGGCGCATTGGTATTCGGAGTGGTGCCGCTGTCTATGGGGATTTTGGGATTCCTGGGAGCCGGCGCAGGATACCAGGTGCAGGATGCGGCAGTTATCAATTTTGAAATAATCTCATGGCTGTTTCCGGCATGGGCAGCAGTCCCCTTTCTGTTCATGATTGTTTCCGGCTTGCTGTCTACGGTGGACAGCAATTTATGTGCAGTATCTTCCCTCACAACAGACATTGTAAAGGGCAATAATTTGAAAATAACCAAAGCGGCTATGCTTATGCTTCTTGCGGCGGGAATTGGGATAGCAAATATCCCAGGATTGACAGTGACCCATTTGTTTCTTTTTTATGGAACCCTACGGGCTTCCACACTGCTTCCTACGGTTATGACATTAAAAGGGGTAAAATTAAAGGCAGACGGAATTATAGCAGGGGTAATTATTGCATTATGCCTGGGACTTCCTGTATTTGCCTGTGGAGCCCTTTTTAATCGCGCAGTATATAAAACTATTGGGAGCCTGCTTACAGTCCTTTCCAGCGGCATTGTGGCGGCTCTGATAAGCAGAAGGGAGGGATGGCACTGTGGAAAATATACTCGGAAGAAAACAATCCATAAAAAATGAAGATTGGCTGGCGGCAGTTGGCAGAATAGAGGAACTTGTATCCAGGGCGGAGCTGGATAGGTTGGTTGAAGATACGATAAAGGAGATTCGCCGGCAGACTGACGGGAAAAAGGCTGCTTATGCTTGGTCCGGTGGAAAAGACAGCCTGGTACTTGGAGAGATATGCCAAAAGGCAGGCATTACAGAATGTATGATTGGTATTTGCAATCTGGAATATCCGGATTTTCTTGCATGGATTTTAGAGAATAAGCCGGAAAAACTTGAAATAATCAATACAGGACAGGATATAGGCTGGTTGGAAAAACATACCGAAATGCTTTTCCCGACAAATAGTAAGGCTGCTTCCCGGTGGTTTTCCATTGTGCAGCACCGGGCGCAGGCGAAGTATTATGGAGCCCATGAGTTGGATATGATATTGTTGGGGCGTCGCCGGGCAGATGGAAATTATTGCGGAAAGGGAGGAAATATCTATACAGACAGTAAGGGGGTAACACGTTATAGCCCTCTGGCTGGCTGGAAGCATGAAGCGGTTCTGGCATATATCCATTACTATAATGTGCCTTTGCCGCCCATTTACGGGTGGCCCAATGGGTATCTGTGCGGCACTCACCCCTGGCCCGCCCGTCAGTGGACCGGATCAGAGGAAAGGGGATGGGCGGAAGTATATCAGATTGATCCAGGGATTGTTAAAGAAGCCGCAAAAAAAATTCCTGGTGCGAAAAAGTTTTTGAAATCTATTAAAGCAAAATAATCCCGTTTGCAGACGGGGATCATGTGTAGCTCCTTCGAGAAATCGAAAGGAGATTGTAAATGAAAGTTACCCGTATGAAGCTGGCAGAGATGAAAAAGCCAGATAAAAACGTGAGAATGCACACGGAGAAACAGCTTCAGGAGTATGAACGGAGTGTTCGGATGTTCGGGCAGATACGGCCTATTGTTGTAGACGAGGGCGGAACCATTCTGGCCGGCATTGGATTATATGACACAATGCTCCGCATGGGCGAGAAGGAGGCGGATGTTTATCAGCTAAAGAGTCTTACCCCGACACAGAAAAAGAAACTTATGATTGCCGATAACAAGATATTTAATCTGGGTGTAGAAAATCTGGAAGTTCTGAATGAATTTTTTGAAGAATTGAAAGATGATTTGGATATTCCCGGATTTGATGAAGATATTTTGCGGCAGATGGTTTCGGATGCAGAGGAAGTAACCGAGAAGATTTGTGAATATGGAACACTGGATGATGATGAAATCAAGCAAATGAAACAGCTTGAAGAACGGCAGAAGGCAGCATACGGAAATTCTGTATCTGACCAAAACGAACCGGCACCAACAGAGGGCAGGGTGATTCAGGAACCGCAGACGAATGAGAAAGCAGCGGAGCCGGAAGGGAATTTTGTTATTTGCCCGGATTGTGGCCGGAAGATATGGCTATAAAGAGATGCCAGGGCACGATCAGTGTTGTGGAAGCGGCGAAAATCCGTATCCGGAATGCTTTCCATAATGGCTTGACGGTGTATATGTCATTTTCAGGAGGAAAGGACAGTTTGTGCCTGGGGCATCTGGTGTTGGAAATGATACAACATGGGGAAGTATCTGCAGAACAGCTTATTGTTCAATTTATAGATGAAGAAGCCATATTCCCTTGTATAGAAAACACCGTCAAAGAATGGCGGAGAAAGTTTTTGATGGTAGGGGCAAAATTTGAATGGTACTGCATGGAGGTTCGGCATTTCAACTGTTTTAATCAGTTGGAAAATGATGAATCTTTTATATGCTGGGATAGCGAGAAGGCGGATTGCTGGGTAAGGCAGCCGCCTTCTTTTGCAATTCGGAACCATCCCATGTTAAGGCAGCGCATGGACACGTATCAGGATTTTCTGGATAAAAAGTGTGCTGCCGGCATGACGTTGGTAGGAGTGAGAACTGCGGAATCCCTGCAAAGATTACAGAATTTTGCCAGAATCACTGTACGGGGGAAAGATTCCTGCGGCCGGAAAAAAATTTATCCGATTTATGATTGGAAAAATGGGGATGTCTGGCGTTATTTACATGAAAATCGTGTAAATATTCCGGACGTTTATCTGTATATGTGGCAGGCAGGTCTTAATAAGAGCCAGCTTCGGGTTTCACAATTTTTTTCTATCGACACGGCGAGATCGCTTGTGAAGATGAACGAATATTACCCCAATTTGTTGGATTCCATAATCAAAAGAGAACCGAACGCATATTTGGCAGCATTATACTGGGACACAGAAATGTTTGGCAGAAATGGAAAGACACGAAAGGAATTGGAAGGGGAAACGGTCAAAAAGGATTATCGGGCAGAACTGCATAAGCTGTTTTCGGATATAGAACGGTATTTCCCTGGAAAACATCAGAGAAAAGTGGCGAAAAGTTACCGGAACTTTTATCTCTCTGCCATGCAGATTATAGATGATAAGGAGCTGAAGCATTTTTATGAGAGCTTAATGGGAGGCGATCCGAAGTTGAGAAATCTTCGGGCCATATATCATCATGTGTATTCAAAGTATAATATTGCCGCAAAGGAGGAATGCAATAATGGATAAGTTATGGAATCCACTGAAAAATTTGCGGTGGGTGGAAAGAAAAGATCTGGTTCCGAATGATTACAACCCGAACAGAGTTTCGAGGCAAAATTTGGAACTGCTGACAACTTCCATATTTGTGAATGGGTTTACCCTTCCAATTGTCTGCAGGCCGGATATGACAATCATTGATGGATTTCATCGGTATACAGTTTTTGGAGAAAAGTGGACATTTGTTCCTAAGTTTTCAGACGAAGAATGGGGGAAGCTGGGATATGATACTTCTCGGAAGACTCTTTTTGAGAGGTCAGAGGGAAAGGTTCCGGTTGTGGTTGTTTCACAGCTTGATGAAAGCCTGTATGTATATGGTACTGTTACCCATAACAGGGCGCGAGGTGTGCATTTGCTGGAACCGATGAAAGCTATTGTGCAAAGGCTGATTGGAGAAGGGAAATCCATCAAAGAGATTGGACAGCAGCTCGGAATGAAGCCAGAAGAAGTATTCCGGTTGTCTGATTTCACAAAAGAGGACTTTTTGTCTATGATGGCAAAGGGTGCTGACTGTTATAGTAATGCTGAATATATCACTAAAATTTGAATTATGTAAACCATATGGGCGCTGGCGAACGCTCCTGATTCAATCGGCAAAATCCGAAACAAACAAATAGCGAGGTGGTGATAAATGGCAAGGGCGAGAAGTCCCAACAGCATTGAAGCCGAAAAGATGTATCGCTCTGGCATGAAACTTGTTGATATAGCAAAGAAAATGGAAGTACCAGAAGGTACGGTTCGGCGCTGGAAAAGTACACAAAAATGGGATGATAAAGGTAAAAGAAAAAGCGAGCGTTCGGAAAAGAAAGAAGGGAAGAAAAAAGCGAGCGTTCGGAAACCAGGTCCGCCAAAAGGGAATAAAAATGCAGAGGGTTCCGGCGCCCCGGACGGAAATAAAAATGCTCTGAAGCATGGGGGATATTCTGCAGTGTACTGGGATGTTCTTTCTGATGAAGAACGGGAAATGATTGAAGGAACCCCCAGCAGCGAGGAAGTTCTGCTTATGGAGCAGATACAGCTTTTCGCAGTGAGGGAGCGCCGCCTGATGAAAGCAATCAACAAATATACAGAGGCAAAGGGCGGCCAGTATGTATCTGGTGTTATGAGTTTTGAAGAAAAGCGGAAATTCAAGACACCGGAGGAAGAAGAAAACTATAAAACTGCTGTCCAGGAAAAGGTCAAGAAGGGAGAGCGGCTTCCAGGGGAGCGGCATAGCATCCAGACAAGTACCGGAGCGGCAATAGATCTGGTGGCACGGCTTGAAAGAGAACTTACAAGCGTTCAGTCCAAAAAGACAAAAGCCATTGACTCTTTAATTCGCCTGAGGATAGAGAACAGAAAGTTGGATGAGGCCGGAAAGGGAAATGAACTTGTTGATGATTGGATAGCAAGTATTATGGGGGAAGACCAGGAAGGGGGCGGTGATGAATGAATGCAAACGCTGCCATTTTGCGCCGCCGATTCTTTAAGGAACGAATTCCTCTGTACCAGAAAAATCCCATACTTTTTGCGGAAGAAGTATTGAAATTTGAGCCGGACATTTGGCAGCAGGAAGCCCTTAAAGATTTGGCGGAAACGCCCAAGGTTGCTATAAAATCCGGTCAAGGTGTTGGAAAGACAGGTATGGAAGCGGTAGCTCTTTTATGGTTTCTGACATGTTTTCCTTATCCGAGAATTGTGGCAACAGCGCCAACGAAGCAGCAGCTCCATGATGTTTTGTGGTCCGAAGTAGCGAAGTGGCAGGAACGCTCCCCGCTTTTAAAGCATATTCTCAAATGGACAAAAACGTATATCTACATGGTAGGGCATGAAAAACGCTGGTTTGCTACGGCCAGAACCGCCACAAAGCCAGAGAATATGCAGGGGTTCCACGAGGATAATATGCTTTTCATCATTGACGAAGCGTCTGGTGTCGCCGATCCGATTATGGAAGCAATCCTGGGAACACTGTCCGGCGGAAATAATAAGCTGCTGATGTGTGGAAATCCAACGAAAACCAGCGGTACTTTTTATGACGCTTTCTATTCTTCCCGTTGGATGTATCGGTGCCATACTGTTTCATCAGAGGAAAGCCAGAGGACAAATAAAGATAACATAAAATCTCTGATAGACCGATTTGGCTATGACAGTAATGTTGTCAGGGTGCGTGTGAGAGGGCTTTTCCCGAAACAGGAAGATGATATATTTATTGCTCTGCAACTGCTTGAGGATGCTGTCAAATTGGAAGTTGAGCCAGAAGGGGAAACCGAGGGAACATATATACCGGATCGGATAGATATAGGCGTGGATGTTGCCCGTTTCGGGGATGATGATACAGTGATTGCTACAAAGCTGGATAAGGTAATTCCGGAACTGTTATCACGTCACGGACAGAATACCATGCGTACAGTAGGGGATATTGTTCGCATTTACCGTGACTTTATGGAAAAGTATCCAGGGTATGATGATTATGTTTATGTCAAAATAGACGATACCGGAGTTGGCGGCGGAGTGACTGACAGGCTGAATGAACTGAAAGAAGACCCAGCAGAGGGGCTTGATAAGATGGTTGTTATTCCGGTAAATTTTGCGAGGAAGTCTCCAAAATCTAAATCTGCCAGATTTTATGATGATATTGTCACATGGATGTGGGCCAATGTTCGGGATCTGATGAAAGATAAAGAGGTTAAATTACCGGATGATTCCGTATTGGTAGGGGAGTTCTCAACAAGAAAATATTACTTCCAGTCAAATGGGAAAATGAAGCTGGAAAGCAAGGAAGAATTGAAGAAGCGCGGTTTATCTTCTCCAGATAGAGCGGATGCCGTTGCGTTGGCGTGTATGCCTGTCTACAAGAAAAAGGCTGCATAGAAAGGAGGGGGAAAATTGGGAGAAGAAGTAAAAAGGCCGGCAGTTCACAATTCGGTTGTTATTAAGGCCATATCCAGGGAAACAGTTTCTATCATGGAGAGCAGGGCAGTTGATGAAGATGAATTTCATGGACTGTATGAAGACGGTGCGGTTCTGGAGCCGCTATACAACCCGGAATCTCTCACTCGGTTATCGGAAAGCAGTGATATTCTGCAGCAGTGTATTGATGCTTACAAGACAAATATTGTGGGATTTGGAGTTGATTTTGAATATGACATTGATGCTGATAAGGAGGGGGAGGAAGTCAAGGCGGCGCTGGACAGGGAATGGGCCAGATACGAAAACTTCTTTAAATACTGCAATCTGGATGAAAGTTTTACGTCGATTATGAAAAAAGTTATTGATGATAAAGAACGTATAGGATGGGGTGCCCTGGAAGTGATTGAAGATATGTCCGGAGTCCCGGCCGGTCTGGAACACATTCCTGCCCATAAAATCCGGCTCTGCAAACGGGAAACAAAAGCTATTCCAGTGGCAACGGTGATTCAGGATGAAAATGGGGAAGAAATAGAGATTTCCATTTTGAAGAAATTCCGAAAATTTGTTCAGATAGTGGATAATGAAAAGGTGTTTTTTAAGGAATTTGGAGATCCAAGAATAATGAATTGCCGAACAGGTATGTATGATGATGATACTCAGCCAGACGACAAGGCTTCCAGTATCATCTTTTTTAATGTCTACTGTCCATACACTCCCTATGGTTTGCCGCGGTATATCGGTCAGCTTCTCAATATCCAGGGAAACCGCAAAGCGGAGGAATTGAATTATACCTACTTCATGGATGGACGGCATATGCCGATGGCGATTATCGTGGAGAACGGAAAGCTGACAGAGGATTCTGTAAACACAATCTCCGGAGCAAAAGGGGATAAGGCAAGGCACAAATATCTTATTCTGGAAGCAGAGGGGCTAGAGAATGATGTCCAGATCGGTGATGATGAAGTAAAGAGCAAAGTGTCTATTCGCATTGAAAAGCTGGCGGAAATGTTGGAGAAAGACGGATTATTTCAGGAGTATTGCAAAAATAACCGAGATAAAATCCGGTCCGCATTCCGTCTTCATCCAATTTACACAGGAGAATCCCAGGATTATACCAGGGCTACGGCGGACACTGCCAGACAGGTGACGGAAGAACAGGTATTCCAGCCGGAACGGGATGATATAGCCTTTACATTTAACAATACTCTGAAAAGAATTTTACTGATAAAAAGTGTCAGCATGAAGTTTGTTGCCCCAACGATTTCTGATAAGGCGGAAATTGCCAAGGCGGTATCTCCGTATGTCGTGGCCGGCGCTGCTACTCCAAATATGCTGATTGATGCCCTGGGAGATCTCTTGGGTAAATCCTTTGAACCATTTGAAGGGGAATGGGCTGATAAGCCTATGCAGCTTCTCCTGAAAGAAATGGAGATTCAAAAAGGGAATGAAACAAAGGAGTCGGAGGAAGAAGCTGAAAAAGAGGAAGGGGAGAAAGATATAAATACCCTTGAAAGCCCTGAGGAAGGGCTGGAAAGCATTGAAAAGTCAGATAGTATAAATAGCATTGTCTGTATACTGAAAAGCCTCCAGAGCATGATTGAGGAGGTGCTGGCGGATGCTATCTAAAGAAAAGGTTTTAGTTTTAAAGGAAATGGAAAAGACCATCCATGCGATTCTGCAGAAAATTGATAAAGAGAATGAGGAATTTATCCGCTCCCTGGGGTTGGATAAAAAGCAGAATAAGATTCTGTTAAAGGCTCTTGACAATTTTGAGAAGCAAATTCAAGTTCTTTTTATCAAACAGAAAAAAGAGTATCTGGCTGCCGTAGCAAGGCTTCCAGAATACATGAAGAAAAATCATAAGAAAGTAGGGCGTACCGTCAAAAAAGCGGCGGTTCCGGAAGTTCTGATAGATAATATAGCCGAGATTATGGCTGGTTTTATTTTTGCGAATGAAAAAGCATATATTGATAAGCTGGCAGCGCTTTATGTGGCATTTACCAATTCTTTTTTCGGGCAGATTGCGGAGATATGCGCCCGATCTGTAGAAGGCTCCCGCCTCGGTCCTGAAATGAGCCTGACAAAGAAGGCAACGGATTGGCTCGATCAGCATAAGATAAAATTTGCCCAGGAGGTAAATCAAACAACACATGATGCTGTCATTAAGAGTTTGAAAGAAAGCCTGGGGGAAGGCAAAGGGAATAACCCGGCGGGCAATAAGCTGGTATCAGATGTACCCAATCACTTCAATCAAAGCAAGGTGAAGGAGAAAGAAAAAAAGCTGGAGGCTTTGACGGATCCGGAAAAATACAATACGGTTTACCAGGCTGTGGAACAGCAGCAATGTTTTGAGTTTTATCGGGCGCGCCGCATTGCCAGAACAGAAACAATAAGTGCTATGAATGCTGCTACACTGGAAGGATGGCGGCAAAGCGAGGTTATCGGAGGAAAAGAGTGGGCATGTGCCTGTGACAAAGTATCCAGAGAATGGCATAAAAATGCGGACGGCCAGCAGGTTCCTCTCGAAGAACCATTTATTGTCGGCGGTGAAAAGCTCATGCATCCAGGAGATTCTTCTATGGGTGCAAGTGCAAAGAATGTGATTCACTGTCGCTGTACTATGAAAAGTGTCTTAAAATACAAAATGCGGAGGTAATTCTATGGAGGTTAAAACATTGGCGGCTATGCCAATAGCCAAGGTTGATGAAGCGAGCCGGACAGTGATAGGTGTTGTGTATAAGGCTTCTAAAGCAGTGGGGGAAGACGGGAAACCGGTGGATAAATCAACCATAGACACTCACGGAAATTGGGCAACCGAAACAGAAGTGAAAAAGGCATGCCATAATTTCAATAAAAAGCTGCAAAACAAAAAGCTGGCGGGAAAGGTCGGTGTTGACAAGCAGCACAATGAAAAGGCCGGTTATGGAATTGTGATAGAAAGTTATATTGCCATGACAGACATTCCGGAAATCAATGCCGCAAAAGGAGATTGGGTTGCCGCCGTGGAGGTGACAGACGATACCTGCTGGCAACAGATTCAGAAAGGGGAAATAGAGGGCTTTTCCATTGGGGGAACCGCTAAAATTGAAGCGAAGGGAGGTGAATGAAGTGAGAAGACGCAATATTTTAAAGGCTGCGAAAACAGTCGAAATTGTACCAGGGGAAATGAGTGATATGGATATAAGCATGATTTCTCTGGTGCGTAAGGGTGCCAACAAGCAGAAAATTCAGATTTATAAAGAAAATGAGTGTGAAGACTCAGAGGATCTGGAAGCAGATGAAGTGAAAGGGCTTATCGGTGTGCTGAAATCCTACTTTACCGGGAAGGTACAGAAGGCGGAGGAAACAGCGAAAAAACCTAAGAAGACTTTTGCCGGGATGATGGCAGTTAATGACATTACTGAAAATATGTGGAGGGCAAATGACACGCTTCGGAGTGTTATGAGGGATATTATCAATAATGAGGAAGTTGCTGATAAAAAGGCGGCGCTTCTGCAGGCGGTAGATGAATATTCCGCATACATGAAAAGCAAAGTCAATACTGCGGCTATCGCAAAGGGCGATAGCTTTTTTGATGTTCCTGAAACAGAGATTCAGAAGGCAGGAAAAAAGGTATCCGGTAAAAACCTGGAGGCTTTAAAAGCGGCACAAAGGGCACTATCCGCAGTAATCAGCGAAGCAGAGCCAGAGCCGGAACCGCCTGAAAAGAATAAAGATGATAATGGAGAGAAGGAGGCAGAGGAAGTGAAGAAGGAAGAATTAACAGAAGTTATGAAGCAGGCTATGGAGGCAGCGCTGAAGCCCATCAATGACCGGCTCGACAAGATCGAGAAGGAGGATGCCGCCGACGAGCAGGCAGAAACAGAAGATGTGGCAGAAGGAACGGAGGCTATCACGGAGATTATCAAATCTGTGATTGGCGAAGCGTTAAGTCCACTGGAAAGCCGTCTGGAAAAGGTGGAGAAGTCCAGGGGAATGGCAAGAAGCCTGGAAGGAGAGGAAAGGGCAGGGAAGATTGAAAAAGAGGCCGAAGATGTATTTGACGGCTATTTTGTATAAAAGAAGGAGGCGGAAAATATGAATAATCGTACTTTGTTAGCAAAGGCGGCGGTGAATACGGACACCCTGGGAACAGGCGGTAAGATGAATCCGGAGCAGTCAAAGCAGTTCATTACTTTTATGAAAGACTACTCTGCGTTTCTCCGTTCGGTGGATTTTATCACTATGCAGACTACGCGCCGCGTTCTGGAGTATGGCGATGTATCCAGAAGAAATATGAGAAAGGCAAAAGAGAATGAGGATAATCCGGCAACCGGCAGCTTCTCCACGAAGCAGAGAGAACTGAATGCGGTCGGCGTAATCATGCCCTATGATATTACCTTCCAGTTTATGAAAGAGAACATTGAAGGCAAACAGGTCAACACAACGCTGGCCCGGCTGTTTGCCCAGCAGTTTGCCAATGATACCATTGATTTGGGATTCAATGGAGATGAAAGTTCCAGTGATGATTTCATCAATATCAACAATGGGTGGGTAAGTATCGCAGAGGCGGATACGGATACCCATAAGGTCAACAGTGCCAGCTTTCCCACGAAAAGAGCATTGTTTAGAGGGCTTCTGGGAGAGGTTCCTAGCAAATATTTTCAGATGTACCAGCAGGAAGACAAGAGCCTTCTGAAAATTCTGGTGTCCCATTCGGTAAACCGCGAGTATAAAGAAGAACTGACAGAGAGGAATACGGCTCTGGGCGACAGTCTTCTGATCAGCGGAAAGAATGTGACCTATGACGGGTTTGAGATTATCCCCGTTGGCTTCCTGCAGGATGATATTCAGATGGTAACACCGCTGAAAAATCTGGCATATGGGGTGTACGGAGGCAATATTGAAACCTATCATCAGGTAGTGCCGAGGAAAACCAGGCATGAATATACGCTTCTGGCAGATTTTGATTTTGAAATCCATAATCCGGATGTGCTGGTAATTGGCAAAGACCGGTCATAAGAAGGGAGAAAGAAAATGGGAAGAAAAGTGACAGAAAATCACAAGGTAGTTGAGCAGAGCAGTCAGGGAGCGGCAGAAGATTTGATTAAGCAGCAGAATGCGGCGGAGGACTTTGTTTTGGGAGAAAGAGAGGAAGAATCCCAGGCGGCGGATGCCGGGAAAGAGGAAGGCCAGCAGAAAGAGGAACAGCGTGAAGATGAAGGGAGCGGCGCAACGGATCCGGAAAAATCCATGAAGGAGTTACTGGAAGATTCTGCTGAAACAAAAGAAGGCACAGAACTGGCCGGGAAAGAGGAAGGCCAGCAGAAAAATGTGTTTGAGAGGACGGTTGTTCTCACAGGCGCTGCAACCTATATGGACGCTGGTATCAGATATTTCAAAAATAAGCCGACCAACGTTACCGATCAGAAGGCGTATGAACAGCTTTTAAGAACCGGGCTGTTTGTGCGGATCTGATTATGGGTGCGTATATATCCGGGAGGGATTTACTGGGGGAAAATGGGGAATTTGCCGGCCTGATTCCTTCAGACGATTTGGCAGAACTGTCAGAAGCTGCTTTGGATAATCTTCTGGCAGCGGGAAAAGAGATGATAGACGCATACTGTCAGCAAAGTTTTGGCGAGGATAAAGAAGTTCCCTATATTGTGAAATTGGTAAATGCACAGTTGGTATCTGCCATCTTATCCGATCCCAGCAAAACAGCAGAGAGCATTGAGGATTATTCTTATGACAATAACCTCAATGCTTTTTCTAATATTCTTTCCCGGCTGAATTTTTTAAAAGTGGGCGATGAAACAATCTGTGGCCGGAGGAAAAGCATAAGGGCAAAGGTGATCTGAATGAGCTTCGGAAGAATGCTGATCCATAAATGTGAAGTGTTACGGCATGAAGAAGGAAAGCGGGGGAATTTTACCAAAATGAAGCCGGTTTCTGTATATCCGCCTGGAACCCGTTGCAGATTTGTACGGAAAAACGCAACCAATACAGAGGCCAATGGGCGGACTAAAGTATCTGCCTATTATGTTTTGTATTTGCCCAAACGGGTGAAAGTGAAAAATGGTGATGTGGTGATATGGTCCCTGGATCCAGAGGCAAAATATACGGTTCAGGAGCCATACGCGCCGTCTAATCGCTTTCATGTAGTCACTCTGGAAAAGGAGGGTGAAGTCTGATGGGGGATGGATTCTATATTGAAAATCTTGATAAATTGGAGCAGAAACTATTGAAAGCGGCTTCAAAGGAATTTCCGCAGATAATTCAGAACATTTTAGAAACCCTCGGAGAGATTATCTTAAATTCGGCAAAAGATACTTTAAAAAGTGACACACGGCCGCATGCGAGATATGTCAAGAAGACCAGAACCATTACCAGGGGTGCCAATAAAGGCAAACAGAAAAATTATCTTCAGTTCAAAGGGACGGTTTCCACCAATTCCATTGATACCGGAGCTTTGTGGAATTCATTATCCAGAGGCATTGGAGGTAATATCTGGATTTACAGTGGTTCGGTGGGGAGATTTTCTCTTTGTGTAGGTTCAAGTGTGTCCTATGCAGGATTTATCAATGATGGATATACCATGCGAACACCGCATTGGGTTCCTGGTACGATTGACGGAACCGGCAAATTCATTTATCAGCCAGGGGCAAAGACTGGAATATGGGTAAAGCCGCGAGTTTATAAAGGTGTAAAGTTTTTTGATATTGGATTTGAGGAAATGAAAAAGGAGGCTCCAGAAGTTGTCAGATACGAACTTGAACGATTTGCAGCAGAATTCAACAGGTAATCCGTCCCCACAGAATTCCGTTTTTTCTGAAATCGTAAAGGAGGTGTTTGGGGATATTCAGCAATATGAAACAGATGTTCCGCAGAATTTCAGCCGTCCTTGTTTTCTTTTCATCAATCCGGATAAAACAACAAGGACAAAAGAAATGACAGCCTCGTCATATAAGGCCATGCAAAACTATGAAATATATTTTTTTGCCACAGAGGATGATGTCGAGAGCCTTACAAGCTATAAGGATTCTTTTGTTGATTATCTTATGGGGGTGAAAAAAGTACCGATTCCTGGTACAGATCGTTATTATACAGTGGAGCAGGTGGCAGCAGATACAGATGATGTGAATTCTATGGTTGCATTTATGATTGAGGTATCCAGAGTGAAAGCAAGGAATTTAAGACGCCCTGCGGTGCCAAAAATCAGAAAAATAGTAAACAGTATTTCAGTAGATGGGAGGGATACGATAAGCGATGAATGATAAAGGAGAGTTTAGTCTGGATGAAATATGTCAGCATTCAAAGGAACTTTTTGGAGTTTATCCGGAAGTGATCTACGGGGCGCTTCTCCCGGCAGAAACAAAAGAAAAGTATACCCTGGCCGAGGTAAAAAAGGCCATTGAAAAATTTGTAAAAAAGGAGGTAGTGTAATATGTCCAGTGGAACATGGAAACCGGGTGAAACCAAAGACCGCACAGGACTTTACAATTGGTTTGTATCTCTGGCAACGTCCCGGATCAATGCTGCTAAGAAAGGCGTTGTGGGCATTCCCATTAAAGCAGATTGGGGGCCATGTAATCAGCTTACTATTTGCAGTGATGATACGGATATTATCTCAACATTTGGTGATGGAGGAACGGTTTACCTGGCGCGAAGGGCAGCGAAAGGGGGAAAAGACCGCAAGCCCCACAAGCTGGTTATTTACAGGATGGCAACCGCAGAGGCGGAACAGGCAGTTGCAACAGTGGAAGGCAGCTTCAAACTGATTGCAAAATATAAAGGGGAACGCGGAAACCATTTCAGGGCTTCCATTACAGAAAACATCCAGAATGAGGATTGTGTGAATCTCTGTATTTATGAGGACAGCGCAATGGTAAGCAAGTATACCATTGAAAAAGGCGACCTGGATGCTTTGGTTGAGGCGGTCAATAACGATGCGGAGTCCCTGGTAACAGCAGTAAGAACGGGAGAAACGCCACTTTCTCCCACGGCCTCCATTTCCTTTGCTGGCGGTGCGTCTGGAAGCGAGGTAAGGGTAGAGGACTATATAAAGGCACTGACAGCCTTTGAAACAGCTTACATGAATACGCTGGCCTTAGATGGAGTGACCGATGAAGCAATTCTAACGATGGTAAAAAGCTGGCATAATCGGGTGTGGAATACCGGGAAAATGATTCAGCTTGTTATTGGCGGAACGCATGCAGATGATAAGGAGCCAGACATTGGCAATACCCGTTCAAAGTCATGCGACAATTACGGAATTATCAACTGTATTGTCGGTGGGATTGATGCCGCAGGGAATATGTATTCATCTGCAGAAATGGCTCCGCAAATTGCCGGGGCAGTGGCGGCGCTGCCTTTGAATGCTTCCATTACCTATAAGCAACTGGAAGATATAGTGGATGTGACAGTGGAGCTGACGGACACGCAGATTTGCGAGGCTACCAGGGCAGGCTCCTTTGTCCTGTTTAAGGATACAGATCCGGAGAGTTTTGAGGTGAAAGTCAAAGTCGAAAGAGGCATAAATACCTTTACCAGCTTTGGTAAAGAGGCTGGACAAAAACTCAGAAAAATCAAGGCAATCTCCACTATGGCGGCAATTGACTATGATATTGGGCGGTATGCCATGAATAATGTACTCGGCGAACTTGATAATGATGCAGACGGCCGGGCGGCGCTGTTCAGCGGTGTTTCGCAATATCTGGAAACCCTGGCAAATGAGCATGTAATCAGCCCGGATATTCTGGTAGGGTTGAGTGAAGCTCTTGTGAGTGAGGGCGATGTAGTTTATATGGAAACACAGGCTCTTACCATTGATAAGATTGAACAGATCTTTAATAAAATTTATCTGTAAGGAGGAGCGGTATGTTAGATGATACCAGAGTAATTAACGGTTCCTTTGGCGAATGTCACAGTGAAGGAAAATGGCTGACAAATATCTATAAAATGTCGGCAGATGTTGAACCGTCATACGGTGATGTAAAAATGTCGGGGACACGTTGGACCGGACAGAAGCTTTTGAGCGTAAAGGGTACAGGCAGCATTTCCGGTTATAAAATCACAACGGAGCTGGTTCAGAATGTTGCCAGAATTACCGATGACCGGAAGTCGGAGTATGTGACAGAGCTTATTTCTAAACTGGATGATCCGGAAGCGTTTGGCTGTGAAAGAGTGCGTCTGAAGCATGTAAAATTTACGAAGATACCTATTGTGGGATGGGAAGTGGGTTCTATTGTTGAAGAAGAATGGCCTTTTTCCTTTACCGGAGTGGAATGGTTGGATCCGATTACTGAAAAATAAGATTTGCGGCCGATGGGCCGCATTTGTTTTTGAAAGGAGATTTTGAGATGGAAGATAAAATAACAGCTTATGAAAAAATGGAAGATATGCCGGGAGATGCCTATATTGCGCCGCCGACAATGTCGGATGCTGAATTGCTGGAAAAACTGCTGGGAACCCCGGATGAGGCGACAAAGCAGGTTTATATGAAACGCTTTGATGCCTATTTTACGGTCAAGGCCATTTCTTCTGAGGAATACAGCAAACTGGAAAACCGGTGCAAATATCCGGTAAAAAACAAAAGAACGCACCAGATTGAGGAAAAGACCAATCAGGAAATGCTGTCAAACCTTCTGATCGTTACGGCATGCGTGAAGCCGGACTGGAATGAGCCGAAACTTCTGGCAAAATATAATACTTCCGATCCTGCCAAAGTAATCCGGAAACGGCTTTATATCGGGGAAATTTCTCAGCTTACAGAGGCCATTATGGATATTTCGGGATTTGATGACGGGCTGGAAGAAGCAAAAAACTCATTATGCGAGGCGGAGAAGCAGGAATAATACACCGATTGCTTCAAGAAAGCCATTATTCTCTGTTCCCGGATGAAATATATGCAAAACCACGCCGGGTGCGGGATTTTATGTATGCCTCGCTGGAGCTTACTTTGAAGGAGAGAAGAGAGAAGCCGGGAGGGAAGGCTGGTAAGAAAAATTAAGGGCGGGGAGGTGAGAGGATGGAATTAAGCGCGGTTCTTACATTAAGAGATAAGCTGTCGGCACAGATGGATAAGGCCAGCAAGAGTGTGTCAGCAATGACACAGAGGGTGAATGAATCCAAAGATGCCATTTCTAAAATTGCGGCAACACAGAATATCAATATTTCCGCAAACAGCAATATATCCGAAATGGTTTCCGCTGCCCAGGCTTCAATCGCCTCCCTGCGAAATACGGTTTCCCAAAAGGAACTTTCCCTGCAAACAAAAATAGATCTGGATGGTTTGGAAAATGAAACGATAAATGCGAAGCTGGCTGAACTGGGAAATTTCCTGGAAAAGAACAGCGGGAAAGTGGAGGAATACGGTAATAAGCTGGCTGTTCTGAAACAAAAACAGGCGGAATTTACAGATGGAACAAAAGGCAGTGTCAGGCTGGGAGTAGAGCAGTCCATAGAAAGTCTGGAAAAAAAGCTGGCGGATATTGAAGCGGCGAAACAGCAATTTGCAGAGTGGCAGCAGATTCGGATAGATTTCAATGAGTTGGAAGTTGCCAGAGCGGAGCTTTCTACCCTGGAAAGGGCGTTGGAAAATCTGAACAGTACCAATGTGGCCGTGAGAGCGTATCTGGATTTTAAGACTGACGCTTTAAAACAGGTCTATGACATTGATGAAAAGCTAAAGTCTATTGGGCAGCGGATAATAAGCCCGGTTGTAAAGCTGAAAGACCAGGCAACAGAAAAAATCAACAGCATCAAAAACAAGGCGAAGACTTTTGCCAGAGAAAAGTTTGCACCGATCATATCGGCAGTGGACAAAGCAAAGTCGGTAATGTCCTCTGTACGGACAGGACTGGCGAAAATAGCCGGTACAGTGGCTTATCCGGTCATTAAGGTAAAAGATATTGCTTCTAAAGCTGCGAACGCTGTGAAGGCCAAATTAGGAGCTTTGGGCGGTAAAATATTTACCCCGGAAGTAAGGCTAAAAGCACAACAGGCATTCAACACCATAAAAGAGCTTGGCGCTAAACTTGCCGGATTAAGTGCAAAAGCCGGTAAAGCAGTGGCCGGGGCTACCGGAAAAATTGCAAAGGGGCTGGCTGTTTCTGTGGGGGCAGCAGCTACCGTAATTGGCGGCATTGGTGCGGCGAGCGTTAATGTTGGTTCTCAGTTTGAAGCCAGCATGAGTCAGGTTGCTGCTACAATGGGAATGACGGCAGATGAAGCGAATTACAGTAATGAGGCATATGCGAAACTGGCAAATGTGGCAAAGGAAATGGGAGCCTCCACGAAGTTTTCTGCTTCAGAAGCAGGCGAGGCACTTAATTACCTGGCACTGGCCGGATATGATGCGGACAAAGCATGTGCAGCTCTTCCCACAATTCTAAATCTGGCAGCCGCCGGAGGTATGGATCTGGCAGCGGCATCCGACATGGTGACGGACAGCATGTCAGCCCTGGGAATTGCCGCAACAGAAGAAAACCTTACACAGTTTGGGGATCAGCTTGCAAAAACAGCTCAAAAGAGCAATACAAGCGTAGCCCAATTGGGAGAAGCAATCCTTACGGTCGGCGGTACGGCTAAGACATTGGCCGGTGGCACAACAGAGTTAAATACTCTGCTGGGCATAATCGCTGATAATGGGGTAAAAGGGGCAGAGGGCGGTACAAAGCTTCGGAATATCATGCTTTCCCTGCAATCTCCCACGGATATTGCTGCTAAAAAGCTGAAATCTCTTGGTGTGAGTGTCTATGACGCACAAGGGAAAATGCGCCCCATGAATGAAGTGTTGGGCGATCTGAATGCGTCTATGGAGAATATGACAGATGCAGAGAAACAAAATGCACTGTCAACTATTTTTAACAAAGCAGATTTAAAGTCGGTAAACGCTCTTCTTGACAACTGCGGAGATCGATTTGATGAATTAAGCGGATATATTGCTGATTCAGATGGTGCTATGCAGAACATGGCTGACACCATGAATAATAATCTGCAAGGACGGATAACAGAGTTCAAGTCTGCAATGGAAGGCGCTGGCATTGCCATATATGAGGCGCTGGGGAGCAGTAATCTAAAGGATCTGGTGAAGGAAGCATCTGGCTGGATCGGCGATTTGACAAAGGCAACGGAAGAAGGCGGCATAGACGGTCTGGTAGGGGCAATCGGTTCTGTATTTGCAAAGGTTGTTACCAAAATGGCTTCATTGGCGCCGCAGTTGATTCAGGCCGGAGTTGGAATTGTCAGCAGCCTTATTTCTGGCATAAAAAGCAATCTGCCACAGATAGTCAGCGGTTTGACGGGAGCAGGAACCGTATTTATCCAGGGAATCCTTCAGCTGATTCCAGAGTTGCTTTTGGCCGGAGGGGATCTGGTTTTGGAACTCTCCAAGGGGATTGCAGAACAGCTTCCAGAATTGCTAAACAGCGGATCCGAAGCAATCACAAAACTTGCCCAGGGGATAGCAGACGGAACGCCTTTAATGGCTGATGTGGTAGTTAAAATTATTACCGCATTATCTGGCTCTATGGGGCAGAATCTGCAACCAATTCTTGATGCGGCTCTAAAGGTTCTGATGGCGCTGGTCCAAGGGCTTACCCAGGCATTGCCGGTATTGGTTCCGGCAGTGGTACAGATCATTATGGGATTCGTGCAGTTTATCAGTGCGAATTTAGGTACGATTGTTATGGCAGCGCTGGATATATTGATGGCGCTGGCCCAGGGGATCATAGATTCGATTCCGGTATTGATTCCGGCGATTGTTGAAGTGATTCTGAATATTGTACAGTTTGTATCAGATAATCTGCCTATGATTTTGGAGGCGGCTCTAAACATTATCCTGGCGCTGGTCCAGGGGATTACAGAGAACATCCCGATGCTGGTAGATGGGGTAATTCAGATTATTACAGGTCTGGTAACATTTATTACCGAAAATCTGCCTATGATTATCGAGGTTGCCATCCAGATTATTGTTGCTCTGGTTCAAGGACTGATAGAGGCTATACCGCAGCTTATTGAGGGAGCCTTGCAGCTTGTACAGGCCATTTGGGAAACCATCACAAGTACGGATTGGTTGCAGCTCGGAATTGATCTGATAAAAGGCATAGGAAACGGGCTGGTTGAAGGCGTTAAGGCAATTGCAAGTACCATCGGAAATGTGGCCAGTTCCATTGTGGACAAATTCAAAGGATTCCTGGGAATTCATTCCCCGTCTACAGTGATGAAAGCCCAGGTTGGATTTAATGTCGGCGCCGGTGTGGTAGAAGGTTTGAAAGAAACCAAAGCCATGATAAATAATGAAGTTGAAAACATGGCAGGCGATATGAAATTAACCATGGGGGCAAATCTCACAGATATGCAGCCGCCGGAAATCAGACCATATGAACCGGATGAACCAGATAAACCTAAAAGTCCCAAAAAACCACCGCCGCCCAAAGAAGGCGGTGGAACGTATGAGGGGTTGGACATTGCACAGCCCATAAGTAACTCGGATGTAAGCAATTCCTACTCTGAAACAACGAAAAACCAGCAGCAGAGCGTAAAAAAATATTATATCGAAAAAATTATTGAAAGTGTAACCGTGACGGGAGAAGGTGATGAAGACAGGCTGGTAGAAAAGATACTGGCAGCACTTGCAGATGATATTGAAGAAACGGCGGAAAACATGGGAGAGGAGGACTTTGATTGATTTACAAAATATCATTTGAAAATCTAAAAGAAAGCATTACACTTCCGGTTAATCCTCCCGAACTCGTAATAGGTGGCGGAGGAACCGCCTTTTCGGATTCCCAGGTAATTAAGGGAGGGGAACGCACAATTATTGGAAACAGTATGCTACAAAGCGTTGCGTTTTCCTCCTTTTTCCCCAGGGACTATGATTCTTCCTATTGTGTCAGAAAAAACATTCCGGATCCGTGGGAGGCAGTAGACAAAATTAACAAATGGCGTGATTCTGGAAAGCCGGTTAAGCTGCTGATAACAGAAACGGACATCAATATGTATGCAACGATCCGGAAGTTTGATTATCGGGAGAAGGGCGGGGAGCCTGGAGATGTATACTTTGATATTGAATTTAAAGAATTCAAATTCATAAAGATTCGTGAAGTGGTAAAAGTGGCGCCGAAGGTAGAGCAGCAGTCTGACAGACCAGAAACGGCCGCCACGGCCAACACCTATACTGTTGTGAAAGGAGATTGCCTGTGGGTTATTGCTAAAAGATTCTATGGCAATGGGGCGCAATATCCAAAAATATTTGCTGCAAACAGCCCCCCTATTCAGAATGCAGATTTGATATATCCCGGACAGGTATTGACGATTCCATCATGATCGAACTGTATAAAGAAAGAGAAAAATATAAAGTGGCCGTAGTTCAGGAAACGCTTATTTCCTGGATCGAGGAAGCTGTCACCTCAATGACCTGGGGTGGCAGCAAAAATGAAGCTTCGCGCACTCTGAATATGGAAGTGTTGAAAGTGGAAGGAAAGACAGATTTTCCGAATGGAAGTTGTGTTGTGGTTTATAATGCGTCTGATGAAGAACTGATGCGGTATATCATTACAAAGAAAAGCAAAACCAGAAGCAGTACGACAATAAAATATACTGCCAGGGACATACGCTGGTGGCTTACGCGCAGTAAAATGGATAAGAAGTTTGAGAACATGACTGCTGGTGAGATATTTTTGAGTTTGTGCAAAACGCTGGGAATCAGCACAGGAACAGTGGAAGATACCGGAGTGAAATTTTCGGTATTACATTTTCTGAAAAAAACACCGTGGGATATGATTATTACGGCATTAACAGAAACTCGGAAACAGAGTGGGAAAAGATACACCACACGCATTAAAAACGGAAATCTGGAACTGATTGAAAAACTCAACCAGACAGCTCAATGGGTAATTGAGGAAGGCGTGAATTTGATAGATGCCTCTTATGATGAAAGCATAGAAAGCACATATACCCAGGTGAAGGTGGTCGGTAAAGATTCTAAGGGAAATGAAATATCTGCTGTTCAGAAAAACGAAGAAGCCCAAAAACTTTACGGAATCATGCAGGAATATGTCAGCCAGAGCAACAAGGCTACTCAGGCAGAAGTGAATGCAATCGCCGCCCAAAAGCTGAAAGAATTATCGGCATTGCAAAAAAGCGGTTCTATCAAAACCTATGGAATTGAAGGAGTTGAAACAGGTACGGGGGTATATGTGATCGATAATGAAACAGGGCTGGTAGGGGGCTTTTATGTGGAATCCGACAGCCACAGATACAGTAATGGCTACCATGAAATGAGCCTTACGCTGGCATGGACAGATGAATTGCCGGAAATAGAATATCAGGCACCTAAAGAATCGTAGGGAAGCCTGCAGAAAGGAGTGATAGTTTGAGTGCGGAGGCAGCAAGAATTATAAGTAAAATATCTGGCCGGAAACAGACAAGTGGATTTGAACCCATGCTAGGAACAGTATCGGCCATTTCCCCATTGACTGTAAAATTTGATGATGTGGGATTTGATGTGTCAGCGGGGTTGCTAGTGAATTCCTCATTTATGGGTCATAAAAGAAAGGGAGATATTACCTCTCCGGTCATGGATCTGCCAGATTCAGAAATTGAATTTAAGGGCGCCCTTTCTGCAGGAGATCGAGTTGTCGGTGTTGCAGTGGGCGGCACACACTATGTCATATTATGTAAGGTGGTGCCTGCATAATGGGAATTTTACCAGAGTTATCAGAAAAAATTACGGCAGATACTACCATAAAAACGTATAAGGACAGCCTGATAGGGAAACAAACTTTTAAATTTGATTTTGAAAAAAATGAGTTTGTCACAGATGTAATGGGGAATGCCATCATGACAAATAACCCCAATGAACTTCTGGAACAAGTGGTAAATAAAATTTTACATGATCGAAGATATAAAAATCTGATTTATCCAGATTCGTATGGAAATGAAGTTGATTTGATTTTAAATCAAGACGATCCGTATGAGGTGGTGGAGTGTGAATTGCGAAGGGTATTTACCGAAGCGCTGGTATATCACCCTCTGATAGCAAGCCTCAGCAATTTTGAGATTAAAGGGGAAGGAGATATGATTTTATGTGAATTTGTTGTGAATGGTATAGACGGAACATCCAGCCGTCATAGAGAGGTGGTGCGATATGTCGAAACAACCCAGCTATGATTTTATAAAAATGATTCAGGAAGGTACTCTGGATGTGGTGGAATGGCTGGCATTGCAGGATGAAGAAAGCATAAGGGAAAGGGTATACGAAAGAGTACCGGAGGGACTGGATACTTCTGTTGGAAGTTATGAATACGACGCCATTGAGCCTACCAATATGGAATTTGCGATAGTGTACTTTATGCTGAGAAATATAATATTGCTTGCCTTTCCGCAGCATTCCTTTGGCGAATGGCTAACACTGGCAGCAGCTTCCCGCGGGGTATACAGAAAAGGCGCAACATTTGCCAGCGGAAACCTTCTGATAACAGGCGCTGTCGGAACAGCAATTCCGGCCGGGACAAAATTTTCAAATACCATAACGGCGGGATCTGCTCTGGCAGTAAAATATTACACATCACAAAAGTATGCGGTGGTTGGAGATAACGGGCAAATAGAGGTGGAAGTGATTTCAGATGAAATAGGCGCCGCAGGTAACGCACAGGCGGAAGAAATCAATTTGAATTTATCGGATATTGAAAATCTGGTATCTATTAGTAATCCGGTAGCGTTTACAAATGGCGTGGATGAGGAAAAAGATGAATCTCTTTTGTCAAGGTTATTGGATAAAGTGAGAAACCCCATAAGCGGCGGAAATAAAAATGATTATAAACAATGGGCGAAAGAAGTTCCGGGAGTTGCCGAGGTGGAAGTTATTCCTTTGTGGGATGGGCCTGGTACCGTTCAAGTTATTATTATTGGCGAAGGCGGCTCTCCTATTCCGGATTTGGTGGATAGGGTGAAAGAACATTTAGATCCTTCAGATCATGAGGGGGAGGGAGAAGGAAGGGCGCCCATCGGGGCGGTTGTTACTGTGATTACAACAGAAAATTATGCAATCAGAATCGATATTACCGGCCTTGAATTTGAAGCGGGATACAGTTTGGTAAATACCCGGCAGAATATTATTGAAGCGGTGAAGGGGGAAGTTGCCAAAGTCAGCATTGGCGGTCTGGTGAGAATTCACTATGTGGAAGACGCTATTAAACATGTGCCAGGAGTAAAAGATTTTGGAAGCATATTGATGAATAAATCCGGCAGTAATATTCAGACGCCGGTTCATCTCAAGCCTTCTGTTGGGGAGGTGTATTTTGATGGAAATTAGCCGTGCTGATTTGATGATGGGATATGTGGAAAGCTATTACCGTGAAAGTTTGTTTTATACGGCTCAAAACAACGCTAAAGGGGAAGAACTGGACATTATTCATGCCATCATTGAAGATATGCCAAATCAATTTAATCCGCAGACAGCAACATGGGGTTTGGGATTATGGGAAGAAATGCTAGGGATTGGCAGGAGCACAGAGGATATTGCAGAACGGCGGAGCCGAGTTATGATGAAGCTGCTGACATTGCAAAGGATTACTCCTATTTCCCTGGAACGTCTGATAAAAAATGTTGCCGGGGCTAATGTAGATATTATCCGTAATATAGCGCCATATACATTCCAGGTCCGCATCAGAGATGATTCTTTGGATTGCAGCAGTGGATTGATCCGGAGGATTGTCGAGGATTATAAAGAGGCGCATATGGCTTTTTACCAGGCATATTATCTGGGGCAGATTGTCCTAAAAGAGCAATTTTATTTTAAGACAATTCATAGAATGGCTGTTTATTGGTTTGGCGAACAAGGGATTCTTAATGGAGGGTTTCTGTTGGATGGGAGCCGGCTGCTTAATACAGAATTTCCGCCTTATCATATGAAGGTGCGGAACCTGTTTTCGGTATTTAATTCAGAAAATGTATATCTGAAAAAAATAAACAATGCTTTTGCCTTCACGACAAAAGAAAAGTTTCCTGTTTTGATTATTCATACGTTTACATGCTATTGGTGGGGAGAAACTAAACACATTCTGAATGGTAAATATTTTCTGGATGGAGGAATCTGTCTGGATCGATTTTTCCCACCATATAAATTAAAGGTTTTCCATAGGGCTGCATTGGCTTTGCAGGGGCTTATTTCAGTTAAGGCTATGTGGAATACCTTTAGGATGGAAAATGCCCTGAAATTTGAAATCAGGAGCTTATTTCGATATAAAATCTGTTGGTGGGAGGGCGCACTAAACGGAAAATACAAATTAGATGGGGAGAGGAATCTGGACAATGGATTTCCAGAGTATAAAGCAAAGGTAACACATCGGGGGGAAGTGGCTGCCAGAGAAGCCTTTTCAGCGCCCACGGTTACGGTCACACACAATTTATGGTATCTGGATGGGGCTGTTCCTCTGGACGGCAGCCAAACACTGGATGCTTATCAGAGTAAGGAGGTCTTAGAGTAATGGCAGAAAGTATTGTAACAGATATTGCAAGGGAAAAAATGCTGAAAGCGAGAGCGGGAGTGGCTCCGCTTCCCAAAATTGTGGGAATGGCATTTGGAGATGGTGCGAAGAATGCCTCTGGCGGTGTGATTGCCCCTGTTGCAGATCAGACAGAATTGCGCCATGAGCTTCTCAGAAAGGAAATTGACAGGTATGAAGTAGTTTCCCGGCTGGTTTACCGGTATGTCTGTACTTTGAATGAAGGAGAACTGGCAAACAAATACATCAATGAAATAGCATTATATGATGAAGATGGGGATTTGATTGCCATAAAATCATTTCTGGACAAAGGAAAAGACGAAGACCAGGAAATGGGATTCGAGATTGATGATACATTCTAGGAGGTGGGTTGATGGCAAAATATGATGTTTCTAATCCCAGGTATAGCAATCAAATGCGGATGCTGGAGAAGTCCGATCCGGCGCATGCCAATATCTTTAATCCTATGTTTCAGCAGCTTCTGAAAAATGATGAATGTTTGAAACATATCAAAGATGATGAAACGGATCAGACGTATCATTTCGGGGTGGAGAACGGGCTTCTGTATATAGAAACCGATACTTAAAATATCGCTATTTGATATTAAATAACAAAAAAATCGTAAAGCAACAGAATGTAGTATAGTGAGAAAGGCGGTAAATTTATGTCCGAAAGAATTTATGTAGCAGACAAGGCTACTCTGGATAAGGTGTATGAAAATACACAGAAGCTTTTGAATAATCTGGTTCCTCTGGATTCGCCGGTATATGGAATGATTATTCATGAAGCAGATCTGGATCCGGCCACGCGGGTTGAGTATATTGGTGCCAACAAGGACTTTACTCCTATGATGATGAATATGGATACCCATATCATGGATTATGGCTCTTGGGGGAATTGGGAGTGGCTGAAAGCCAATAAGCCGGTAATGGCGAACTGGGGAGGTGGAATAGAGTATTATCTGAATGAAAATGATTATACAAAAAAAGCCAGTGACGGCTCTGCTTCAGATGTGGCCAACGTAAATTATGCCGGGAATGCTATGGCAGTCATTAAAAAAATATATACCCATACTTATAAAATTGGGTATGACCGGTATGTGCTTTTTTGTGAGCGAAAGCTGACCGATGATTTCAAACCCATCGGTTTTGACGTGTTGGGAAAAGAACGGGATTATATGCTGATACCGTTGTTTTATGGCTCCATCGATGGAAATGGAAAGATGCGGAGTATTGCCGGTCAATGGAGTTGGGGGACGGCAACCGGAAACACAAGTGACACTAATGTGACTGCAAATGTAACAACAGAGGTGCAGAATGCAGCGATAAAAAAAACCGATCCGGAAGCCCTTTTCTTTGGCGGCGCCTTAATGAATACGCTGGCTGATATATGCGTAATGCTTACGAGGTCCACAAATACCCAGGCATCATTTGGGGCAGGCATGTCAACGTCATATGTAAATGATAAAGAGCAGAAACACGGGACAAAGGTAAATACAGTCATTGGCGGCGGCCAGTTTTATGGATCGAAGGATGAAAAGAGCTTTAATAAGGTTTTTCATTCCTGTGTCCTGGGATCGCAAATGCTCTGGCAGAGGGATCCATATACATTGTTGGTAAATGGCATTATTAAAGTAAGCCCGGATTATACCTATGACTTGACCGGAGCCAAATACATTGACACTGGGGTGAAGCTGGCGTCAAATAATTATTATGCCATCACTCAGGTGATTCCTGGATTTGGGGCGGTTCCTACTGCGGAAGTGATTTGTACTTCTTTAACCGGTTATTGCGACCACACATGGGTAACGGCTACGGATGTGCGAGTATCGTTCCGGCTGGGCCGCTGCGGCGGCGGGGCTTACGGCGGCCTGTTTTCCCGCCCGTTCGACAATCCTGCGGCTTTCGCCCGG